AACCGGATCTGTGTTGGCCGGAAATGCGGAAGTGTAGTTGCCCCAGGACACAAAGCCGTTGTAGAAGTTGACACAGGTAATAATACCGTTGTCGTTCAGATAGTTTGCTTTCGGCACGTCCAGCCGGACTTCCTCACCGTTTGCCAGCACCATACTGTCAGCACGCAAAACCTTATTGGACGCGCTTTCGCAAGGCGTGCCGTCCCCGAACTCCCCGCTGTTGTCCGTCTTGGACATACTGCCCGCCAGCTGTACGGTATAGTCAAAGACGCGATCCCCCAGCTTCACTTTCGGCCAGCAGCACAGCTGGTTCACGTTGAAAATGTTCATACGCTTTTTCAGCGCCGGAACGTCCGTGTACCATGTCGCGCCCTTTTCGCTGTCGCTGGGCAGTTCGATCAGCGCTTCCGCTTCAAACACGCCGTTGATATTTTCCGCCTTTGCGGACATGACCGCCGCAACCTCATTGTCGTGTGACCAATTCGGACACACGATAATGTCAGGCGCAAGCGTGTACTTCGGAAAAACATCGTCGATCAGTTCCAGGCCCGTTGTCTTGTGCGTTGTTACGCTGTATCCGCCGATAATATCACTTTTCGTAACCATAGACGGATCAACCGCGTCATAGCTTACCTGCTGGGCCGTGGTGGTGTCGGTCAGGAACTCGATCACGCAATTATCATCCGTGTAAAACACGGTATAATCGGCATCCCGCTCCATCCCTTCCACTTCCACCGTGTCCGCCAGGGCTTCCAGCGGCAAAAGGATCTGGTTTTCCACAGGCTCCATGCTGTCCGCCGCAACCTTCGTTTTGTGCTTTGCGGGGTCAAGCACGTTCACCATGATAACCGGGGCCACGTTGTACAGCGTGAACGCCGTGTAAATCTCCATGCACAGCGGGTATTTCTCCCAATCGTCAGAATACCCCAGGAAACGCACGGCTTCTTCGTAGTCATTCGCCATAATGACTTCGTTGGTCTTCCCGCCCACCATATGCACGGGGGCCGCGCCCACCGCGAAATGCACGCCGGAAGCCACTTTAATAGGCGTGGAAACGCTTGTTTTCAGCTTCGATGCGTTTACGCCGTGTGTCAGCGCCATCTATTATCCCTCCAATCCTTCCGTTGCCGCCAGGGAAGCAATGTCCGCGTAGAACTTATGCAGGGCGTTCCCGCCCGCCGCAATCTTCTGCTTCGCTTCCGCCAGCTTCGACACGGGCACAAGCATATTTTTGACAAGCGGGTATCTTTTCAGCACTTCCGCCATTTCCGGGGAAGCAAGGATCTGTTCCCGCGTACCCTCAAAAATTCTGTTGGTTTTCAGCCGCCCACGGGGAAGCTGCGGCCCCACATACACCAGCTTTTCCGCTTCCACCGCCTGGGGCGTGTCCTGGGCGGCCTGCTGCCCGTTCTGCGGCCCTTCCGCCTCCGTGGTGGTATCTGTACCCCCTGCGGCTTCCGGCGCGTCCTGAGCGGTTCCCTGGGCCGTCTGTGCGGCTTCCAGGTCTTCCGCCTTGTTCTTTGCTACTCTTGCCATAGTTCTTCAACCTCCCGTTTCATCGTTGGCAGGCCCCATTTTGTGATCATTTCCCCAAAATGGTACGGCCCGTATTTTTCTGTATCCGTGTAAATCAGGTATTCTATCGGGAAATGCAGGACAAAGCGATCATCCAGTATCCCAACCCGCTTTAACTCCGCTTTGATCTTCAAAAGCAGGTTTAGCACATCGTATTCCCCCGCGTCCCAGTCTTCGGAATACGTTGCCGCTATGATGCGGATCATACATTCGTTGTCTTCCACATCGTCTTCGCCTTTCAGCAGTTGCAGCAGAACATAGGGAATCCGTTTTATTTTGTCTTCCTTCTTCGGCAACCCGTACTTGTGGACTTCCGCCGGGCGCTCTTTTCTGTCCGCTCCCGGCTCCACTTCCACTTCCAGGATAATGTTTTTTGTGTGTTCCTCCACAAATGCGGCCAGGGTTTCCATAAGGAAAATTTCTGTCATGGTTTACCCTCCATAGCCGTTCAGAAGCCGTTCAACTTCGTGCATAACCCGTTCGTCAACGGTCTTCTGGGCTTCTTCCTGTAGCTTTTCGGCCACGGCGGTTTCCCCTACCATGTGCGCGGCGGACAGGCCCATATATTCCGAAATAGGAAAACGCTTTGAAGTTTCCCTATGAAATACGCCGATATGGCCGCTTTTCATTTCCGCTATAAAGGCATCGTCATAGACGGCCCCGCCGCCGCGCTTCATGGTTGCGCTTACCTGTTTTCCGGTTCCGGGTTTTTTCGGCGTTACGTTGAACTTGTACAGAGGGATTTCATAGCCCGCAAAATGGACGTGCCCGGCCAGATCGCCCGTTGACGCTTTCTTTATGTTCGTGCTGGTTGCGCTGCTTAAAGCGCTGCTTTGCACCGTGTAAACCCGCTTTACTTCTCGAAACGCCCCGGTTTTTACCTTCGATAACCCCCGGTTTATGGCGTTTGAAAAAGCCCGCTCGGCCCCTTTTGGGACTTGCGCCAGCATGGCTTCCACCCGCTCCATTGTTTCCGCGTCAATCTGTACGCCTATATTCATCGTTCGCCCAGCGCCCCCAGTTCCAGAATGATTTCCCCGTCTTCGTGGTGTGCGCGTTCAATGTTGTACTGCTGCGTCACGCCCGCCACCTTTACGGCGAACTTGTGATCCCGCTCCGGCATGAAGCCCAGATCGTACAGCGATACATACGCCACGGCTTCCAGGCTGGACAGTCCCGGCGCATTATCGCCGCCGGGCCGCTGCCGCTTCATGGTCAAGCACCACTGGCACTTCGTACCACGTCCGATCATAGTAGAAGCCCGTTATAGTCGCAAATTCTGCCGGGTTGTGGAATACCCGCATATCCGCCGCCAGCTGTGCTTTGAAGTCCATTACATCACCTTTACCGTGATCCAGCTGTCAACCTCATGCGGCACGGGCACGGGGGCGCTTTGCAGGGACAGGAAGCGGCGATCCGGGCGCTTCTTGATGAAGGTATCCGGCACGTACTTCCCGGCCACGGTTTCCCATTTCTCCGTGCGCTGGTTCAGCATATGGATCGCTCCGTAGTACATGGAAAAGCGGGCGTTTGTGCTTGCCATCATCAGCGTGCCCGCCGGAACCATGGGCAGTTCCACGGGGTTTTCCGGGTCTGTCCAATCGTCCACGTACCATTCGTTGTACTGGTAGAGATCCAGGCCCAGTTCGTGGATCGTTCCGATATAGGTAACGTTGTTTTCCTTCTGCGTGGGCTTGATCACGGCCAGGGCGTAGTTCTTCACGTCCAGCAGCTTCTGGATCGTTTCGTCCATCAGAAATTCCGTTGCCACATCGGAAGCCATAATGCAGACGTTGCAGTTGGTGAAGCCCTCTTTCTGCACCTTCTCATGCCAGGCTTTCAGATCGGCGTACTTGTTCTGGGCCGTGCCGCCCTTCCACTTCCGCTTCGTATCCTTGGAAATGTCAACCAGGTTCGTAAACTGGAAGTCGATCACGTCTTTCACGCCCTCGCCCACCACAACGATCTTGCCCGTAAGCATGGCCTGGGCGCACATCCATTCTTCACGGCGCACGATCATTTCCCGCAGTTCCGTGAAGTCTTCCCGCATTTTGATTACGGCCCGCTGGGCGGGTGTTCTCTCGCTGTACAGCTGTTCGCCGGGCTGCCGATCCAGAAGATCGTCAATGGTCGTGATCTTATCCGGCGCAATCAGCGTGGGCTTGTACGTCCTTGTTTCGTACCCGGTATTCGGCACGATCTTCCCGCCTACCACGCGGGACACGAACGGGGCCAGCTTCCGTGCGCCCTTCTTAAAATCCATGTCAACGGTTTCTGTTACAAACGTCTGCTCATGGGAAAAGAAGGTGCTGCGGAAGAAGGTGTGGGCGGGCGGCATTTTCCTGATCACGCCCATCATGGTACGGGGTTCGTAAATGCTTACAGTGTTAGGCATCGTTTTTTTATCCTCCTTACTTCAAGAAAATAGACAGCTTCCGGCACGCCGCCTTTGCTTCGTCCACGGTAATTC